GTATGGAGAAAGCCATGGTATACATACATACGCAGAATATCAAAAGGCGGTCCAAGAAGAACAAAGACAACAGGAAGTTCAAGCGTTGCTTCAAAACAATATTCCAGAAGAATATGCAAAAGAAATTGTTGAAAGTCGAAAAGATAGAGAAGAACGCAAGGCTGAGAAACAAGCAAGAGAACAAGAACAATACAAGCAGTCTCAATATGATGAATTCTTAAAGGCTTATCCGGACATTAAAGGCGCAGAAATAAGCCAAGAAGTTTGGAACGACTTTAACAGCGGTATTCCCTTAGTAAAAGCTTACAAGGCTAATCAAGAAAATGAAACCTTAAAAGCTAAGTTAGCTGAATATGAAAAAGGGGCAAAGGCACTAGAAGTTAACAATAAAAATGCAACTAATTCAACAGGAAGCCTTAATGGTCAAGGAAACTTGCCAGTTGGTTTCATTACTAAAGATGTATTTGAAGCAAATAAAAAAGATAGCAATTGGATGAACACAAATTATGATCTATTAACGAAATCCATGAACAAATGGTAAAAAATAAAAAGCAGAGGAGATTTTAAACATGAGTGTAGCAAATTTTATTCCAGAGATATGGACAACAGGTATTTTAAAAGAGAGAGATAAGGTAATGATTGGCGCATTACATTGCAACAGGGATTATGAAGGTCAAATTAAGGACAAAGGTGATAGGGTTAAAATCCTAACCATTGGTGATGTAGTTTCTTATGACTATGTTAAAAATGCAGACATTAATGCACCAGATCAACTTGCAGACGAAGCACAGTGGATTGATATTGACCAAGGTAAGTATTGTCATGTGTTCCTTGATGATGTCGATAAAACACAAGCTAACCAGGAAATGATGAAAGAAGGTCAAAGAAAACTTGGTATTAGAATGGCTGACGACGTTGATCAATACATCTTTGGAAAATACGGCGAAGCAGGACTTACAATAGATGGATACACAGTGCCTATAACAAGCGCAAATATAATCACTTACCTAGCTTCAATTAGACAAAAATTTAAGGAAGCTAATGTTCCTGAAAGTGAACCAATTTATTTGGAGATGGCTCCAGCTGTGTACACTAAGTTTGTACTTGCTAGAATTGCGAAAGAAACGGCTAACACAGGGGCATTGAATAGTGGTTCTGCAGGAAACCTCTATGGTATTGAACTATGTGAATCTAACAACATAGTTTTTACTGGTGGAAGATATAAGAATTTTGCTAGAACAAAAGCAGCTATTTCATATGCTTCACAGTTAACCGAAAATGTAGCTTATAAACCTGAAAGACGTTTTGGTGATGCCATTAAATCTCTTCAAGTTTGGGGCGCAAAAGTAGTAAGACCTAAAGAATTTATGGTATTTGATACAGCTATAGGAGCAGAAGCTTAATAGCTTCTTTCCTTTTTTAAAATATGAAAGCGAGGTAAATTAAATGGCAGATATAGCAAAAACAAACGGTGTTAAAAATGGAAGTGTAGCTTTTGCACCAGTTGCAATAGCATTAGCTCAGACCGTTGCAGTGTCTAAGGATGAAAGAATGTGCTTGTATGTAAATAATGCACAAGCAGCAGCAACAAACACAATTACAGTTAAGGCAGGAAATGGAATAGGTGGTACAGCAGATTTAGTTGTAGTAGTTCCTGCAGCATCTTCAGTAATTATAGGTCCACTAGAATCAGCTAGATATGGTGATAGATATACAGGAAAAATTACCGTAACGGCTTCAGTAGTTACAACAACCACAATAGCAGCTATTCAACTTTAACTATCAGGGGGAGAAATCCCCTTTAATTTTTTAGGAGGGATATTATGAAGTCATGTGAAAATTGCACATCTTACAAGGCTGTAAATAACCGTAAAGGTAAATGCACACATATTGCTAATAAAAAATCAGCTGTAACAGTTGATCGTAAGAGACACGATTTATGTACTTCTTATGTGGCTAAGCCATGAAGTATTTAGGTGAACCTAATTGTACAGTTATCGACTATGAAAAAGTTAAAAAAGTATTTCAATTTGATGAAAATGGTGAATTTATAACAGAAGATGAAAAAATAATTAAGTGGATGTCAAAACATAAAAACTTTATTAAATGTGAAAATAACACTGCTGAAAGTGACGAAATATTTAAATGTAAAAAATGTGACTATGAAACTAACAACAAAGGTGAGTTACTAGCACACTATAAAAATTTTCATAAAAAGACTAGAGGTGATAGGAAATGAAATTTGTGATAGGAACAGTAGAATATTTTAATAGTAAAGGCTTTGATACAAAAGAATGGAGAAAATCAGTAGATGGTATTAAGGCAATAGCTCATGAAGCATTTATAAAAACCCTTATACCAGACATGGAGAGTGATGTTAATTTGCAATTACTTGTTTGTCCAAGTTCTGAATTAAGTGATCTTTTAAATAGTGAGGATTGGGCTGAAAAGGAAGTGGTTTAATGTATACCGTTCAGGATATATACAACATTACAATAGACCTTATAGATGAAAAGCTTGCTACTGGTGCAATTAATGCTAACACTACAGCAGTTTATAAGGCTAGAACACCAGGAATATTAAATTTATGGCAAGGTGAAAATTTATCTAATTCAGATTTATTTTCAGAACATGAAATTTCATGTAAGCCAGCAACTAATATGCTTGGCTATAAGAGTGGAATGGATTATTTAGAGTATAAAGGCGTTGAAAAAACTATTGAAGTCGATGGAAGTGTTAAGCAATATTACTTTGAGGTAGATGGAGAAGGAACGGTTTATATTGAAGATTTTAACGGAAATTGGAATACTTTAGCTACCATAGTGGTGCCTAGCACGGTAACAAGTTTTACAGCGTATAAAGATATTGTTACTCCTTCACCCAATGCTACTAAATCACGTTTAAGGTTCAGTGGTCCATATAGATATATTATTACTAATTATGCTCTATTTGATATTCCAGTAAGCCCTAGTAAGTTAATAATGTTTCGTCCATGGGTTAAGCATGAAATGCCAGAAGATTTTAAGAGCGTAGAGCAAATAGTAGAAGAATATTGCGACAGACAGATGGAAAAAGCCACGTCTTACAAATGGATCGGCAGAGGTGATTTATATATCGACTATTTTTATGAGGGTAATATTAGAATAAGTTACAAGCCTGTTCCAAAGTTATTTACAAGTCTGGCGGATACTTTGCAAGTTGATGAAATTACATCATTGAGCGGGGCTTATTTTCTAGCAGCGCATCTATTGTTAGAAGAAAATCCAGCAAGTGCAAGTTTCTTCAATGGAAGATATTTAGAGTTAAAGGCCTTGTCAAATCCGAAACAAGTTGCGACTATCCAAGATATTGTTGACGTGTACAGCATGGATGGCGGTGGTTACTATAGCTAAAATAATTATCCCTAAAGCAATCCCACCAACTTGTATAAATAGATTCTTAGGATTAAATGAAAATCACGATGGGGAATATGGACTTAAAATAGGTGAAGCTGGCAAACAGATAGGTTGGAGGGTAACAAGTGGCTATCAACTCAAAAGGATGGAAGGCTACAAAACATTATTCTCAGGACTTGTAGGTCCTGTTCAAGGTATGTGGTATGGGAAGCTAAATGGAAGCTTCTTTTTTTTATTCGCAAATAATGGACATCTATGGCGTGGAAATTTAGCAGATGGAACTAAAACAGATATAGGAGCTCTAACAGATGCACCTACAAGTTTTCAAGAGTTTGGAAGTAAAGTTTATATCCTTAATGGCCATGAATACAAAAGCTTTGATGGTACTACCTTTCAAGTGGTTGCAGGATATAGACCTAAGATAGCCATAGATTGCCCTCCTAGTGGCGGTATAGGTTCGGTTGTTGGTGATGGATTAGGTAGATTATATGAGCAAATTAATGTGCTAACTGGTGCTAAACATCAAACTTTTTCACCTACTGGAACATCTTCAGCAGGAACTTCTACAGTATTTCAACTTGCAGAAACTAATATTGATAGTGTTGATTTTGTTAAAGTTCCAGGAGCTTTGAAAGTGCCTGGAACAGATTATACGGTTAATTTAGTTACAGGTGCAGTTACTTTTGTTACTGCACCTCCTGGTGGAACTCCTGGAAGTGTAGATATAGGTTGGACAAAAGGCACTGGACAACGTTCACTGATAGAAAATTGCCGTTTCGCTATGGACTATAGTGGGCAGACGGATTCAAGAGTGTTCTTGTGGGGCAACGTAAACTATAAAAATAGAAGGTTTTGGAGTGGGTTAGCTGCAACGGTACCTTCTGCTGAATACTTTGAAGCTAATGCATATGATGATTTAGGAAGTGGACAGTATGCTATTACTGACATTGTAAAAATGGGTGATATTCAAAAGATTTATTTTGAAAATGGCGCTATGTTTTCAAATTATGCTACCGAAACTGATTCATTAGGCAATGTAATGGCTACATTCCCTGTATATGAGCTAAGTGACGAAATAGGAAACGTAGCGTATAACCAAGTACAAATAATTCAAGACAAGCCTTTAACGCTATTTAATGGCGTTTATGCCTGGGAAAATTCAAACGTAAGGTTTCAATACATTCATAATCTTATTAGTCAAAGGGTTCAAAATTCTTTGGATGATGTAGACCTTTCAACTGCTGTAACTTATAACTGGCAAGAGAATAAAGAATACTGGCTTAATATAGGCTCTACAGTATGGATTTACAATTACTTAAATAATACGTGGTACAAGCGAAACAACGTTAATGCAACATGTTTTATTGCCATTGATGGTGATATGTATTTTGGCACTAACGGAACAATAGAAAAGTTTGGTTTAGATCTAAGAACAGATAATGGGGCTTTGATTGAAACAATATGGGAAATGGGGTTCTATGATTTTGAAGCTGAATATTTGAAAAAATATCTATCAAAATTATGGGTTGCGCTAAAACCAAGTAGCAAAAGCAAGGTTGTTGTAAGGCATGTTACTAACAATGATGGTACAAGTTTACCTCAAACTATTTCATATAATTTAGCAACTTTTAAGCATTTAGATTTTAAGCATTTTAGTTTTAAAACTTCTTACAACGCACAACCTTTTAGATTGAGTATGAAAGCAAAAGGTTTTGATTACCTGAAAATAATATTAACATCTGATAGTTTAACAGATGTTGCAACAATACTTTCAATAAATATTCTAATTAGAATGGGAGGTAAAGTATGATAGATAAATTAACCACTAATTTAAATAATGTTCAAGCACTAGACGATGAACCAAATGATGTCACTGGACTTTTGCCAGAGCAAGTAAAAGCTGTATTTGATAAAGCACCAAACGATATTAAAACCTATATAAATGGCTTGGTTGATATATTAAATTCTGTTACGTTGGGTTCTAGTGGTTCTGAAAATATCAGCAGTGCCCCGATAGCTGGTATAACAGGAAATACGGTTTATGCACAAATATCTCAATTGTTAAGTGTGGCTCAGCAAGCACAAGCTGGGACTATGCTACCTGGAATAATTACGGATGTTATGTTAAGCAATGATCCAGGAATGGCTAAGTCTCAGCTAACAGATATAATGACACAAGTAGCAGATTTAGCTATCCAAACTGCATATGTTAAACGCAAGGCTGTAGCATCAAAGATATATGCTTATAAGAATATGGGAGGTACGATATAAATGGCAAAAACATATGAATCACCTTTTGTTCAAAATCAAAATGTGGGAAAAGCAATATTAACTACAGCAGATACAAGTTTAACAGCTCCAACAACAGCGGGAGTTGTGGCTTTTACAGCAGGTGCGAATGGCAGTAAAATTGATGGAATGAAAGTAAGGGCACTAGGAACAAACGTTGCTACAGTGCTAAGAATTTTCGTAAATGATGGACAAGGAACAGCAGCAACGAACTTTATTCTTGTATATGAGGTAGCTTTGTCAACAAGTGCAGCGAGTCCAAGCGCATCAGCACAAGCAAGTGATATATTATTATTGCCAATTAATTATGACAACATGGGTAGTGGAGTACTTCCTCCATATTTGGCATCAGGACAAAAAATATATGTAAGTTTAGGAACAACAGTAGCTACAGGATTGGCCGTTACAACGTTTGGTGGTGATTTCTAATGAACTGTTTTGCAGGAGCAGGATTTCAAAGACCTGTACCAGATAAAAATGGCTATAAAATTGGGTTGTCCAAAATTACAGCAGGAAATAATATATTTGTGCAATCAATCTCTAACTCTAATACATCAAACAGCGCTGGCACTTGGGAGAAAGTTAAAGAAATTAAGATAAATCTTAATGGCACAATTAGGGTTAGTTATGATGCCTGCCTAAATGACGCACAATATGCGGAAGTTCAAATTTTTATTAATGGAATTGCCAGAGGTATTCTTCATAATACAAATGTTGATTTACCAAAAAACAGCTCTTATGCTACTTTCACAGAGGACCTTAAAATTAACCAAGGGGATTTAATCCAGCTATGGGCACACACTAATGGTAATTTAGGGTCATTTGTGAGCACAAAAAATATGTATATCAAGTCAGTTGAAACAAATCCATATTCAGTAATAAACTTGGGGGGTGCGTAGTATGGACTATAAATTTCAGTACAAAACAGAGGAAGAAAAACAGATTATAATTAAAGAAAACTCTTCGAAATATCTAGTAGAATATCAGAATATCACAGAGGGTAATTTTTTAATATTTTCCGACCAAAAACCGCAAAACTTGGAAGATATTAATAACAATTTGTTGACTGTTATGAATGCAATAGCTGATTTATATTCAGTGTTACCACAGTAATGTTAATTAAAATAATAAATAAATTTTTAGGAGGAAAAAATATTATGATAGATTTATACGTAGCTTTAATTATTAATTCAAGAAGGACTTTTGATAAGGTTCCAACTAAGTTTCAGTCACAAGTACATGAGGAGCTACTATCACTTGGATTAAATGATGATGGGACTCCAGCTGTAATAGCACAATAAATAAATTATTGCGAACTAACTTAGGCACTCGAAAGGGTGTCTTTTTAATTTTGAATAAGGAGGTAGGGCATGGCAACAACTACAACCAATCCTATAAGAACAACAAATGATGCAACTACAACAACTCCTACAGTTTATGATCCAACAAATGATATAAAAGCATTAGGAGCAGCACAAAAGGCAGCAGCAATAGCAGCGCTTGGCGCATCACATGATAAAAGTTTAAGTGATTTATCAGCTGCTAATGCAAAAATCGAACCAGCATATTATGACCAAAGAAATTCAACTTCTACGGATAATCAAATAGCAGCTAAGAATTTTGCTGAATATGCAGCTTCTAAAGGCGAAAATAATGCAAATGGTATGAATGGAAGCTTGGCACAAAGTAACATTGCAAGTAATTTATCATTGCAAGGTAATTTGGGTAATTTAGCAAAAGGAGAAGCAGGAGCATATGCAGATAATGCAAAGCAAGTAGCTGACGTAAACACAGCTTACAACAATGATGTAGCTTCAACTAGTGCGGGAATAGATGCTACTAATATGCAGTCTGTAATTGCAGCACAACAAGCCTATAATGCTGCTAAATTAGCACAAGCTAACACGGACAGAGGATATAACTACCAGGTAGGAAGAGATACTGTAAGCGACACTGGTTATAGTAATGGAGTTCAGACATTAGCAGGAAAAACCACGGAAGCAAACATAGATCAGGCTAAGGCAAGTACAGCGAATACTATTGCTAATACTGAATATCAAAAATTAGTTACTGCTAATTATCCAGCAGAACAAGCAGCAAAAATGGCACAAGCAGCAGCAACGTTAAAGGGTCAGAACTTACAAAATGACTATCAGACGGCAGTTAATGCAGGCTATCCACAGCAAGAAGCAATGGACTTAGCGTATAAAGCAGCACAAATAAATGCAACTAATGCAAGTGCTGCAGCTAGTAATAGAAGTGGTTATGGTGGTAGTGGCGGTGGCAGCTCTTCAAGTTCTAAAGCTTCAACTGCAAGTAACACAAAGAACATAGAAGCTGCGTTTATGGAGCAAATGGGTAAAGGCACTGCAGCAGACTGGCTAGATACTAATTCTGATGAAATAATACAAAATATTGGATTATCAGAATACAATGCAATGGCTAAGCAAGCTAAAGATGATGCTATACATCAAAGTTCTTTGCGAAGTTCTGAAAAAAACTCTTCTAAAACTGCCAATGGTGGTGGAGGAAGAATGTTAGCACCAACGTAGGAGGGATATAAATGGCACTTTCAAGTAATTTAATGCCTACAAAGAAAAAAGACCAAAATGGCTTATCTGATGCTTTGATGCCAACAGGAAAATATAACTACACATCAGATAGTCCGTTCTATAATCCCAATTTTAAAATTGTTACAAGTTTGCCTTCTGATAACGAAAAGTTTGACGAAGATGGAAACTTAATAACTAGCAAAACTTTACAAAAAGCAATTGCCCCAACAAAAACTACTCCCAAATGGCAGCAGGACATGAATTTTGGTAATTTAGTACATGATAAAAATACACCTACATGGCAGAAAGTGCTATTAAGTCCTTTAGCTGCAATAGGTAGTGTTGGTGATTATGTTAATAATGACAATAAAATTACTGGCAACATATTAGATAATGCAAGACTTGCAGCAACTGGTGGAACTGTAGCTAAT